GCACCCCTAGCCTCCTGTTCACCTAAAGTTTTTATTTCATACTGCGGAAATACGAAATTAAGTTCTGTTGCTCCTGTTGTTCCTAGATAGATTCTATTTGTTTTAGTTTCACTGAAATATTCTCCACTTAGAGGAGAACCAACATCAGTTTCTGTTCTATAATATTGATATTCATATGGTGTTGGACTAGAAACAGTTTCCTGATACATCCCATATTCTAATGAATCACCAGAAATATTGTTTGAAAGTGGATCCGTTGATAAATTTGCAGGAAAATTATTAGTTACACTTGGATATTCTTCGGATGCAACCGTCATCGAAAGAGACGATGTGGATTCATTCCATTTGCTTCCCGGAATACCTCTTCCTTCACCATCGTTTATTATATAAAGTATTTCTCCAGTTCCGCCACCAATGGGTAGTCCATCCGCTCCGCCAGATGTATTGTAAAGTTTACCAACTATGGATATATCATTGCTACCCTCTGTTACTGTTATATTATTACTAGCAACGGGAGAACTTTTGAATATTATCTTTTTAAATTGAACTTCTGTATCTTTATATGCTTTTATTAAATTATTTTGTTCTTCTTGTGATTCTGAAGATTTTAAAATGCTGTAAAAAGGAGAACCATCGGTTGGGGCCGTGGGCCCCTTTAGTAAAACATATGCATTATCATTTGCCTCACCTGTATCTCCGACTAAGTTTAAAGAAACACTTCCAGAACCACCTATGGAAACTGATGCAACTCCATAACTAGAAAAAACTATGTTAGAAACACCAAAACCAGTATTACCAGTGGATCCTCTAGCACTAGATCCTATTGAGCCAGTAGCTCCAGTATTCCCCGTCGGTCCGGTTGGGCCTGTCATTCCACCAGATGGTCCTGATAACGATACTGTTAATACTGAACTTCCTATTATCATGTGTTGCCTATAATTTCTTCATCTAATATTAGCAATTTCCAATATTTATTATCGTTGTCGTGTAAATTTTTATATTTTCCATCACATCTTATCATTCTCACCAGTCTTAGATATAGTGTTTCTGATCTTTGTTTTTTTGAAACTAAAAAATTATCTAAACTATTTGAGTCAAAGTATATTGCCCAAGCCGAACTTCCCGATTTAAACCCATCTGGATGATTAAATATCATTTCATTGGAGTCCTTTGTAAATGTTCCAGTTGAACTCCAATGCCATCCATTCATCATTGTTCCTTCTTTTAAAATCAAATGTGTGTTTATATTTAAATCGTCTGTTCTTATGCAAGAATTTGCAATAAATGCAAGTTCATCATGAGATGGAACATACCAGTCTGAAACCATTTTATTTGTTTGTGGATATTTTTTATTATATAAAGATACTGCTCTTGATATAGTAAGTGTTTCTGTGTCTTCTGCTTCATATTGAGTAGCATCTATCCCACTCATGCTGATACCGGCGTAATAATAATATTCAGAATTTATTATTCTGCTAGTATTCATGAATCCCCAATTTCTATACCATTTTCCATTAAACGATGTATTTGGATTTTTTAGAAACCAATCATCTGGTATGTCGGTTTGTCGTATTTGTTGACATTTAGGAAAAGATAAAGTTAATGTATTTTTCTTCGTTCCTGTTATATTGTAATTATATAAATATCCCTCTTTATAAGAATCCATATTTGTATTATCAACTAAAAGAGTATTTGGATTGATCATTGGACCCCAAGAGCAATCCGAACCATTACTCCATTTAAATGTATTTGTAAGCTCTGGAGTGGAAAGATAATCAACTATCTCTTTACTACTATTTACGGTTATGGGATGAATTGACATTAATAATATGTAAGAATCAGAATCAATCTCACAACTACTAGAAAGTGTTTGACCATACCCAGAGTAATCATATATGGTATTGTACGTTTTTAATTTTTCTTCAGAACCAGATATTAAGTAATTTCTAAAAGAAGTTCCGGTATCACCAAATATAGAATTTCCAAAACATTTAGAACCATTGGGATTAAATATACCAACAACTATTCCATTTTCATAAATGTCTCCAACCTTAAGAGTAGTATTTGGAATTATAGAAAAACAAGGAATGGTATTTATATTACAGTCAATAGAATTGCAAGTTGATTGATCTCCGAAGTATGTTTTATCCGAAGAAAAACAGGTTGCACCTGATATATTATTTTCACAGGTTATACCCGAATCACAACATGCACCATAACCATCATAGCATACATTTAAATTTTCAGATGTAACACATTTTACACCACTTCCTTGCCAATAACCGTCACAATTTATTTCACTTGTCTGAATGCAGTCACCAGAACCATTGCAGCATGCACCTATAGATTTAAAAGAATTATAGCAGTCAAAATCATCACATGTTTTTTTAATACCGTCAAATTTTGTCCACTTAAATTGTAAATTGGATTCGTTTGCTATTTTAGAACATTCGCAATATTTCAATTCTTGACATATAGTTCCCGTAATCGATTCGTCCACACGAATACAACATGCCCCCTCTACATCACAAAATGTCAATCCTGCTTGATATGTAACTCCTGGAATAAAATAACCAGTACATCCAATAGGATCCGATCCAGTATATCCACAATTTTCATTACAACATATTCCATATGTAATTCCCTCTAGTAAATTAGAATAACCAAATTGTAATAATTTTAAAGATGGAGAGCTACCTATCAAAAGTTGATTACATGAATATAATAAATTTCTATCTGTATTGTTGTCATAACTAATACCAGCAGCAGTTGGAGTTGGGGTATTCCAACTAAGAACATATCCATACCAACTACCCTGAAGGTATATGAAATTCATTATATCATATTTTCCACTCAAGCATGGAGCATCGCCCGTTGGCCAATTTATATTTGAATATTGTGTAGATGGATTTATTATAGAATCATCTGTATGTTGATATAAAACTGGATTATTGTTCAGTGTGTTTGGAGCGAATACAACTGTTATGCTTTTTGATATTCCATATTTTGATGGATTTTTTAATATCAGTTTATTTGTGGTTATTCCTGTTGTATTTGATGGTTGGGAGATATAAAAAATATTTGCTCTATCCGGATCACATGTCCAATATGAATATATACCGGATTTGGTTCCATTAAAAATTTCAAGTCTCTCCGAAACATTTGCAATAGCAACATTTATTGCATCTTCTTCATTATTATAAAACGAACCAGACAATCCGACTTGATCATTTCCTGGTATGTTTATTAATAATTCTCCAACCTCTCCTCCACTAACAACTGCATTACCTACATCTTGCAATGTATATGTCACAGTTATATCATTTTCATTATTTACTATATTAATTTCACCGGGTGTTCGTGTTGCAAGATTTTTAAAATATAGTATGTCTCTAATTGCACCGTCGTATGTCGTGGTGGCATTTAATCGAAAAAAGTTCGGTTTATTGCTTAATGTCAATCCTGATGCATTTATTAGATAGTTACCATCTGGACCTTTTATTTGTGAATCCGTTTGAAAACTTACACTATCATTAAATGTACTTACAACTTTATTGTCATTTAATGAAATATTTACAAGACTTGGCCCAGTTGATCCTGTTTGACCATAACCCGTAGATCCAGTTGGTCCAGTTTGACCCGTGACTCCCTTTGGACCAGTAGGACCAGTATAACCAACAATCCTTTGGATTGTTGTTTTCAATAAACGACTGCTACCTTGACTAGATGGCATATTATTATACCGCAGTTATTCTAAGACGATTTAGACATGCTGTCAAATTTGTTTCTATATTTGATATTTTTTGTGCTAGGTCATAATTTCCAAGAGTTAATCCATCAACTATTAATTTATTGATTGTTAATTCATTAGGAACAACCAAAGATTTATATTCAGAACTTTTAGTTTTTATGTACACTCTAAGAGGCCCAGCATCTGCAACTCTTCCACCTGAAAAATCCGCAGAAAACGATTGTAATTTTCTATTGTTGGATGTCAATATATCGTTAGTAAAGGAAACCTTTGGTGTCAATAATCCATGAAGAGTTGGATATGCGTTTATATAAAAATTACCACCGAATAATCCATTACTTGAACCAAAGAAGAAATAATTATAATTGAATCCCAAAGGTGGCATTAAATACCCAGATGAAAGTATATGTTCGGATGTATTTATTTTTGAAACTGGCTTAGATGATGATGTATTATAAGAATATGTTGCAGGATCAATTTTTATATAATAATAAGTATTATCAACGTCCCATACAGTTGCAGAAGGAAACTGATATTGTGCTCTTTCTGGTCTAGAAGAAAATGATGATTTAGTATCTGCTGCTATTCTACTTCCAATGAAATTTGAATTTGGAGTGATTGGTAAACCAGTAGCATCCAATGGTTGAAGTTTCATAATGTAAGGAAGTGTCAAATCCATTTTTTCTATAAATTTTGGATTTTCGTTATACTTTACTAAAGTTTCTCCGTTGCATATAGAAAATTCTGGTGGTATTTCTGCTCCATCCATAAACAGAGAAAAACTACCAACACCACCACCAAGCATTCTATCGAATTGTATTTCGGATTCTCCACCCACCACATAACCAATATAATTATTTACTATTCCTGTATAGGAACCATGTGGTCCAACTTGATATACGGGTTTAACGATATTTCCGACATCGGTGGGTGAAATATCTTGAAGTTTACCCGCAGTTGCTGCACTTAAAAAATAAACATCTTTACCACCAGAACCACCTTCTGCGGAAGATATTTCTAATAATGCATCTGGAAGATTTATTGATCCATTTATTATAACTGTGAGGGAAGAATCTGAAGCATTATATGATTCTACTATTCCAAATACTTCTGCAGTTACTTGGTCATTTGCTTGTGATTTTTCATACCTACTAGTTGAAGTATTGTAAAATACTACATTTCCGGAAGTTATACCTGATGCATAATCTCCTGAATCTATTCTACACTCTAGTCTAGAACCAGCACCAGAAGTAGATAAAGTTATATTATTTTGTGTAGAAAGTATATTCGAACTATTACCGCAACTTGGCATATTTACCTCTTTTTAACTTGGTAGTGGATAGTCTGCATCTGCCACTATGTGGTAGTAAACACGATCATAATCAACAATTCCCTGAAGAATACAAATTTTTGCTCCAGTCGATGATGTAGATGTATTAATTACATTCAATCCAGATTTTACTAATCTATTTTTGTTGTTATACCCAATAGTTCCGCCAGATAGTCTGCAATCTCTTCCCGATGATTCATTAAACGCATCATTTGCTCCACTTGAAGGCGAATAGATAGTAAGAGATGGCTCCACTCTCATTTCTACCGGATATCTAATGTAATTACAATTATGGGTAGGGAGTATAATGTGGTTATAGACGCCATAATCTGGTGTTTTATTATCAATCAAAGTTGAATCTTCAGGAGAATTATTTTCAGGATAACTGCTATAATAATACTTCGTACATTCCAATATAGTTTTTTCTCTATTTTGGTGATTGTGATTAAATCCTGTATTATTTCCATGAACTAAACAAACCGACGATATGCTTATAGAAGAGGATGATGCTAATGGAGCTCCAGAACCAATGGTGGTTTTAATTAATGGTATAAAATTAAAACCAATTTCAGTATAATCATTTTGTCTAGTTCCGCCTGCTGGTAGGTTGTCAATAGTAAATGATACATCAAATCTTTGCCAAGAAGTCCCCAAAGAAACTTCTTGTATTTCGTTATAATCAGTTCTAGATCCATCCACATATCTTGCATAGTAAGTCATTATGCTCAATGGACTGGAATTAGATTTTCCATAAAAACTTAAAGTTACCTGTTGATCATTGAATGCCTTTGCATCTGGAACAACATTTCCAATTGTAACATAGTCACCTGACGCAAGTGTTGTTCCCAGACAAGCGACATCAATATAATATCTAGGATTACCTTCAATTACTTCCTGATAATCATCAAATTCTTTTCTTTCTATGGAAAAGAATTTTGATGCTGTTGCAGTTAAACCATCTACTCTTCTCCACATATCTGCAAATACTAAATTTTCTGAACCAGTATATGCTGCATTTTTACCAACCTCTCTTTGCCATACATCAAAATTTCCATTTATCAATAAATTAGTAGATTGTTCTATTGGATTTGTTTGCAAACTCTGTATAAGCGAAGAGGAAGAGGACGCATTAATGGGTTTTTTGTTTTGGTTAATTATAGTAAATCTATTTGCAATATACTGTGACGCTATTATTTTTCCATTGTAAGATATCGGTATCGTTCCGCCTATTAATTGATCTGCTGGATCTGTCCAGTCATTCGTCAACAAATAAGTTCCCAAAGTTCCATCGCCAATAGTTCCGGCTACATCTCCAGCGGTTGCTATTTCAAATATAGTATTCGCACCATCTACAATCGAATCAACAACAACACCGACAACATAATCTTCTTCATGACCAAATGTATTACTATAAACAGTACTAGATCTGCTTAAAAACCATCTATTGCTGTGAGATCTATTGCCATTATTTGTTAAATATGTTTGAAATTCACCAAGTGATACATTAGTTGGACTATAAGAAACTACTCGCCCTGTGCTTATTCCTGCCGCCGCTGCAGTTGTTGTATTAAGAGAGACAAATATTCTATTAGTACCACTAATACCAGCCGCACCAGCTGTGCTATTTAAATAATTTCCTCTATATTGTAGAACAACACCAGAAGTAGCACCTATTGCATATAAAACAGGCTTAGAAACAGATCCTGTAGTATTTGGTTCTGCGGTAGTTATTCCTCCGCTTATGGTATCGCTTAAGAAATAAATTTTCCCAGCGGTTAAATTCCCACCCGCAACGCTATTGAAACTACCATCTATTTTACCTAATGTTGTTACTACCGAATAATTTGTTTGTAACGAACTTAATAGACCTATTACTTCGGCAGTACAAGGATCTCCACCATTTGAAGCAGTGTATCCGTGTGTTCCATCGTAATAAATTGGAGTTCCAAATGTGAATCCATTACTACCGCTAGTGATACCAGTAATTTTAAAAGAAAGATTAGGTAAAACAGTTTGACCTAAAAAATCAACAAAACCATTAAAAGTAAGTCCAGCACTTATGGGTAAAGTTCCACCTATGGAAATCTGCCATGTTCCACTTGTTGGACCATATAAGGAAATACCAGAGCCATGTGTTAGACCAAATACTTTCAATAAATTAAGTTTTTCGATAATTTCATCATTGGTTTTTGTCCACCAATCATAGAAAGTATCTTTTGGATCTAGATCAGATATTACTGTAGTTGTATCAATTGGCATATTTTTCCTTTACTTGCTTATTTATATGTCAATTACACTTATTCCATAATCATTTAAAGTAGTTAAAACTATAGAATTTCCTGTATTGATTATCTTACAAATTGGAACATTCGCATCAACTTCGTTTATTTCAGAAAAAGAGGTTATTACCAATTTAATACGATCCGCTCCGTCAGTTACATCATTAATGAATCTATTGGAACGATCATTGAAAAAGTAACCTTCTTCGGTTGGTGTGAATGAACTTTTAACTAATTCCATTTTATGATTTAGATATATTTGTTTGGGATTTTCTGTAGTTGGAACGTCTATTACAATTTCTCTTAGTTCAAAATTATAAAACCAATAATTTCTATTCAATTCCGAATCGCAAACAGTATACCACCCAATGTTAAATTTAATTTTCAATTTAGATTCAAGCGTTGTCATTTCTATCTGAGAACTGATTAAGGGATAATTTTGTTTTAAAATAATTGGATTTTTATATAATATACCTTGTCTTTTTGTCAATTGCTCATGAATATCAGTAGGTAATTCGGTGCCTATTAATGGCCATTGTGAATAAAAATGAATATTTAATGTGTTATTTAAATTAAAAATTTCCTGAAGTTCGTTTAGTTCTGCAGCCTGTAAAGCGATTCCTGGTTTAAATGCTAGTAAAAAATAATTTGATTTATTTTTAACCAAAGCATCATATGTTCTGCTACCCAGTGGATAGGGATTCAATCTAAATGCTGCTGGTCTTGTAAGGATATCATTTGGAAGTGTCATGATCTTCCTTGTGGTACGATAAATCCAGTTCCTGCATTAACAACTGATATCTGTCCATCTGAATCTTTTTGAATTCTAAAAATTAAATTATTTTCATTGATAGAGGAAGATGAAGCTTCAGACATAGATAAAACTTCAACTTTAATTCTCCCAGCACCACATGTTCCCGAAACATAACTTCCACTGGAGTTATCATTAAAATAAAATCCCTCTGCATCTTCAGTCGAAGAACAAGGAACATAGGTAACTCTTGTATTTAATTTTATTAATTTTTGATTAGAATTTTGCATACTAACAATTAATGAAATTTGAGGAATCTTTATCCAGTATCGCATTCCATTATCATATACTGATACATAATTTTCTTCTGCACTATTTAATGTTAGTGTTACGGATAATCCAGATATATTAACATCAAACGGTTCAACTCCAACGACTAGTGCTCCAGTTGAAGATAAAAAAGATATTGTTTCACTCGAATCAGTTTTTGTTATATAATCTGTTAAAAAACTTTGAGTTATTTCCATTTGCTGTTGCCATCTTTCTTGTATTTCATTTAATTCTTGTGCTTGTAATGGGTATCCGGGCACAAATGCAGTATAGACATAATTTTTATAATCTACATTTCCGGTTATTCTCTGTTCTAAGAATTGAGAATTTCTGCTATTATATGGGGATACTGAAAGTGGAAATTTTTTCATATATTAATCTCAAATTGGTTCTATTATTTTAAAATTCATCCCTATGTTAGTTGTGGGAGATGATTCGTTTGAATTTGACAGTGTTCTTCTTGTGAATTTATTTGCTTTTGCTAATCTACCACTAAATTGTTTAAGATCTGTCGCAACAGTTGGAGGGCCTATTACAACATATTTTGTTCCGCTTATTGAAAAATCTGTTACGTTTTGGATTTCATCCTTAATATCACCAACAATTTTTAAAAATGTTCTAGAGGAAGATGCACTGGAAACTACATCAATTATTTTAATTTTTTGAGATTTTGAATTTGTACTGTTTATGTTTATATCTGACCAGTTTGCTTTATTTTCTAATTTGGTTTTCTCTGTAGATCCAGATGAGTATAAAGCCAATGGTATTTGAGTATACCTTTTATTAATAACTCTTGTAAACTTAGTTCCAGATGACTTACCCGCCAAGACTTCTAAATCTCCAACAACCTGTAATGGATTATCTATTAAAGCGTAATAGTTTACCGATTCTGGTATTTTGATGTCATTATCTACTAGAGATTGTGTTTCTATTGAAACATTTGTTTCGATGTTTTTGCAATTTAGAACTGTTACGGGATCAAACCCCATTCCGTCTGTAACATCTAAATTTAAATTTATTAGGGATAATAATGTTGATTTAGAAATACCAAGTAAGATTCCAGAATCTATATCTAAATTATAATCATAATAACCACTACCATTTTCGGTTATTTCTATTCCTATTATTTCATAATTGCCGGATGAATTTATGAAAGTAGTTAAATTAATTTTTGCTCCAGAACCAGAACCAGAGTTTATTATTATTGATGGATTTTCTATACTTACTTCTTTTTGACTTGAAGTTAAGGAGGAAAGATCAATGAAAGCAGAAATAACACAACCGTCCAATAATCCATTTAACATGTAATAATCATATAATTTTTTATATGCAGAATTTGCAGAAATAATATTATTGTTTATATACGACTCTATTTCTGTTATTGTATCCTGTATTGCTATAGATTTCTCTGGGGCACTCGATCCATAAAAAACAGAAGTATAGTTGTCGTTCTTTCCCTCAAATAACCAAAAACAATCACTACATGAAATGTTTAATGTAGTAAATAAATCACCTTTAGAGTAATTTTGAAATGTGCTATCCGATATTGGAATTTGAGTATCGGAATTAAAATATATTCCACAATTTCCGATTGTAGTTGTTGAACTTTCTGAACAAAAATTTACAGTTCTTCTAAAGTTATTAGTTTGATTTGTTATGTCTAAATTATCGAAACTTATAACAGGAATCCAACTATTATTTACAAATTTATATAAATCTGGTGTTATCTTGTATAGAGCGAGCCACATATATCCATCAGAATACCTAACTATACCATATTGGTGTACTGGTTTAACTGTTGATACAAAATCTCCAGATAGATCACTTCTATTGTAAGAACTATTAGATATACAAAGATAAACAATTCCCGTTTCTGGAACATATACATAAAAATTTGTAATTGATGTATTTAAATTTGACTGCCAATAATTATAGAATGAAGAATAATTCCATTGATTATTTGGAACTACACCACATATATCATTTTTTGTAATTTTATATGAAAGGTATGCATCTCTCCAACCAAGTCTAAATGAATCCGATGTGTCAGAAGTAATAGTAGAATCGGTATCACCAAGAATAAAATATTTTATATCATTTATTCCATAACCCTTAATATATTTTGATACTGGATTTTTTACCATTTATTCTCCTTTTACTATGGACAATTACCACAAGTAAGACCATAGTTTGGACTAGTAGCCCCTTGTTCATAAAAAAATCCAAACATGGCATCTATATTTATACCCCAAAAATTTGTAATACTTTGATCTATAGAACCTGCCCATTTTGGAAATACATGGGTAGCAGATTCAAAGGGATCAAACTTTAAAGTACATCCAGAACAAAATGTAAGACCATATAAAGTTACCCCATTAAAACTAGAAATTGCAGTAGTATAATTTGTGCTGTACTCATACGCTGCGTAATTTTCCAATAAAGGTATTTCGGAAAGAGTTTGTATTACATCTGGATTTTCTGGACCCTGATAATCTTCTATTGTTTTTTCCAAAAATACATTCAGACCAGCAGGGTGTAGCATGTTCAAATAGGTTTCACGATATAATTCTGCAGTATAACCAGCCTTTAGTAAATAAGAATATTCCTGAATCCAATTTGAATCTTGCATTCTGGAATGATTGAGATATGATCCTGCCAGATCGCTTCTTTCCTCATAGTCTCCGGTTTCACCTTCATTTATGAACCTAAAATTTTCATTACTAAATGCTCCCCCATTTAGTCTTAATATATCTCTTTTTGGTTCGTATATGGTCACATCGTCTATGGCGAATAGAACTAAAAAGAAATACTTTATTGCTTCTATTGTTGTTTTTCTTTGATGTATATTCTTTCTTATATTTTTTATAAATGAAATAAAAGATTCATTTGTTACTGCCGGATTTGTGCCCTGTATTAATTTAACATCGAATCCGTCTGCATAGTTCTTTGCAAATTTTTCATAAAAATTAGTTTTAGTTTTTTCTATGTCAATTAAATCCAAAAGATTAGAAGACAAATAATATTGACTACCAGATGAGTTGTCGCAATATAACCAATCATAATATTTTTGCAAAAAATCAAAAATACTTATCTGTGTACTGCTACCATTTTCTAGTTCTTGTTTCTCATAAACAACCCAAAGTGGTATATATTTAGTAATATCGTGTAGGGACGAACAACCCGCATCATTAGGAACAAAACCAGTTCCCAATAAGTCCTCCAACAAATCTTCAGAGGATTCTATTTTTTGAAAAAAATTATCTAATTGAGATTTTAAAGATGTTGTAGATAGAGTTGTTACTATTGGAGAAATCATATAACAGTAACCTCTTTTATGAAGATATTATTAAGATTATTCGCAAAGGGTTCTATTAATTTCTTTTGTAATTGTATGGTTAATTGGTATTCTTCAGATGATATTGGAGGAATTGTTATTATTCCCTTATCAATATTAATTAAACCAAAATCACCATTTAATAAATTTCCATTGGTATCGTATGCTATTAGTTTGATGAAATTTGATCTATTTGTAGAGGGGGAAGTTTTAACATATAGAGCAATATTTCTATTTTGAGTATCTAAAAAATCATCGGTTATTTTTATTAAATCTGAATTTTCCATTTTAAATGAATTACCACTGCTTATATTTAATTCTTCGTTTATATTTCCAGTCGCCGTTAATGTTATTATAAAATCATCTGGACTTATTTCTATTTTATCTGATTCAAATGTATTTTCTAGATCTTCCGATATTTCATCAGCATAGAAAGAACTATCCAATCTATTATATTCTATGTAAGTATCTAAAATATATGATTTGATTCTATTAGAAATATCTTGCTTTTGTTTAGCAGATGCATAAGCATTTTTGGTTATTGCTCTGAGTGTTACTTCATATGAAATGCTTTTTGGTTCAACCAATTCCGGAAAAACAGTTATAACAGAATATTCCTTTAATAGTGTTATTACTTCTTTCTTCTTTTGTGGTTCTATGTCATTTGCAATAGAGATAAAAACTCTTCCATATTTGGGTGGATATATTTCCTCGCCTCCAAATACATTAAACTTTCCAAAATCAATTCCCGCTTCATATACTAGTGCAGTGTAATCGGACTTAGTTACTGCTCTCCCCTGTGATGAAAACCATTTAGGAGCCAACATTTTAATTTGATTTATGTTCGGCTGGTTTAACCCTCCACCCGATCTATAGCACTCCTCACATGCAACATTTATGGACAAATTACTATAGGAAAAGGTATTGCTACTATCATTACTAAAACTTGAAATATCATTTGCTACACTTCCGGAAGAAATCATATAGTTAATTTCTACCACATCGGTATCCGGATCTATAGATTTTCCTAAATTATTTTCTATTCCAAACTGAATAGCAAATCCACCAGTGCTTAATCTTTCTATAAAATATATACGATCCTCTATTATATTTGATCCTATATTTCCTACCAACTTCCATTCTCGTTGCAATCCACCAGATTCCGATACTAAAACTTTTATAGTTGATAGGTCTACATTTTGATCTTGAATAAAGTATTTTTGTTTTTCTACATCTATTGTAACCTGGGCAGAGCTATCAATTACAAGTATTCCTTCTACTACTTCTAGTACAACATCGCTATCGATCATCGCGCCTGCTGATAAATTTCTAAAACTATAAACAACACCGTCTGAATTTATTCCATAAAAAATAGAATGTTTTTCTATTTGATTGGAGGTTACACCCGAAACTTGAATTTTCGCTCTTGCTGATTTTCTTCCAGGAACGGTAAACCCTAAAGGTTTAGTTAGAGATATTAGCGATTCTACTCTTTGTGCGGAATCTATGAACATCTCACTAGAAACCATATTCATATAATATGCATAATAAAATGTATTATATGCCATCAAATCAATCAATGTTCGTATTGCGGATCCTTCATAATTATAATCTTTAATTATTGATTGTGTTTTTAGATAATCAATTAAACTGTTTTTAATTTCAGAAAAATCTAATTTGCCTAATATGGTTTCTGGTGTGTTGGCCATTATCTAGTCCTCTCTACGCTTATAACTAATGTTTGAACTGTTCTTGGCACTAGAACTTGATATGTTATTTCAATATAAAGATTGTATTTATCCGAGGAAAAAGTAATATCGCTGGTGACTACTCTTGGCTCATAAGTATTAATAGCAGATTCCATTTGAACCTTATATTGAGTCATTCTCATGTCTTTATCGTCAACATTTTCAAAAAGTAAAGACTGTATAGAACTACCAAATCTATAATCAAAAGGTTTTTCCCCAAATCTCGTTAGTATTATATTCTTTATCGAGTGCTTTATACAATTTAAATCTTTTTTTAAATTAATATCATCTGTAAATGTATTT